TTATAACAACCGAGCATCTTTGTTGAACTAAAATAGTGTGCTCTCATGTCCGTGTGTGGACGAATCGTTGTGTATTTGTATGTGTTTAGTTGGGCTAACACTGCTATTGCTCCATTGGTTTGGAATGTGTTTGTGCTGCCTTTTCTAATGACATTTTTGTTTTATAAATGGCCCTGCAATACTATTATTGCATTGGCTGTTCATACTCTGAATTTATGGTATCAGATCGTTTTTGTTTATAAATGTCCAAATTGGTCTTTAATTTGTACATTGTTAAACGAAGGTGCTTGGAATGTAGAAATGGAGTTTACTATGGATTCATGATTTCCTTCTTTCCTTTTCTTTCCTCTTTTACTTTCCTTCTGCTTTACTTAACAGTTAAATGGCTGGGTCCTTTAACTGGTTCACACCGTAGGGAGCTGAAGAGCAGGTGTGCGAAAAGCTGGTCTTACTCCCATCTATTCGAATTAGAGTAATGGTTGGTGTTAGTGCCTCTGACAAATACATTTTGCCTGGCAAATGGGCTGGTATGTCAATAGATGATGATTATTATGATTCTATGCAACCGCAATTTGTTTTGCCGGAAGTAGCAGCATCATTAGTTATTAGATTAGGATTTTTCTGTGGTGGCATGTTTTACTTACTTTTCTTAGCTGTTTTCACCACTTTCCTTGCACTCATCCCTATTGGGTCAGTCTATACTTATTTAACCACTTTGGTTTTCGTTTATGGAATGTCTTTTCTGACATTTGCTAGTATTAGCACTTGTATTGTGACTTCCCTTAAGATATTGGCCTCTCTTTATCAGATGGGACCGTCTTCTGTTGAAAGACTTGTTTTCCGTGTTTTTCATATAGGGTTTACATGGTTTTATGATTTTTCTGAAGCCCCAGGTTTAGGCTTGGTTGTTGGAACCAAGCCCGGGAATTATTTCCTGGATGTTCTTGCTAGTATTATGGCAAATTTCTTACTTTGGGTAGTTGATACATCTAGGTTGGTTAAATTTCGGGGTTTTGAACCTGTGATGATTCACATCCCGAGGGAAAGGTTTGTACTTCCAATTGCATTAATTAATGATGCTGTCCCAACTGGTATCGACTTGATTAGCCTAGCCAGTTATACTGCTATTGGGAAGATTGAGATTAATATTTGGGATACTGAAGCAGTTAAGTTATGTCAACCACTAATTAGATTGGCTCTTTCAATTGGAAGGTTTGCATACTTAGCCCGTTTATCTGCTTGGAATCTGTTATATATTAGTTTGGTGAGTTTCCTCACTGTTGCCAGTTATTGGTTATTTCTTGTAGTAAAGTTCGGAAAATATGGTGTGGAGGTTGTCATTGCGGGCTTTAAGTTGTTCTTAATTATCACCTGGGTGGCTCTTTTTGCCCCAATTGATGTTTTGACAAGATATTCTTATGGCTTTTGGTATATGTACTGGCATTTACCAATAGTCATTTTAATGAAGCTCTTATCACCATCATTTTACTATAGAATGTACCATTTTGTTAAAACTTGCATTGTTTTCCTTGTATTAAGGATTTTCACAATGCCTTATCGAATTTCAAATTTAATTGATAGGTATTATGATAAAGGTGACACCTTCAAAACAAAAATTAAATTGCAAGCTAGGTTCAATCAGTCTTGGGTCGCTGCCCAAAGAGTGATTGATGATCTAGCTTTGCCCACATTTATTCGGAGGACTAATTGGGAAATTACTCCAGATTCAATTCAGGACACTTTGAATAAGTTGTCTGAATTGGGTTGGCCAGTTAATGTCTCAACTCTATCTGAACCTGAAGATCTTCAGTTTTATGAGTATCCTGAATGGTTTTTAACTCAGTTAGATTTCCATCAAGGTATTCACAATGTTCAGACAATGATTGACCAAGATTTGCAAATGTTTGAAAATGATTCTCAATATCAATACAAGAGAACTGAAACATATGCTTCTTATGCCAATGAGTTAACTGCAACTTCTCGTTACTTCCTTTTCCGTGATTATAGTTTCACAGATTTGGCTGTTGATGATTTGTGGGTCTTAGTTGGTGAAATTTTCAAGAATTCTAGACTTACTCCTTTTAATTATATTATTAGGAAATGGGAAAAGAAGTATGGTCTTGGTGCTTTTGCAAAAGTTCCTGGGAAATATGCTGAACGCAAGTTGAGTAGACGTAAGTTCATCAACAATATTGGTTTGGCTAAATTCCAGGAGCTTTGGGCGGAAACTTTCAAATGGGCTCCTACTCTGGATCCCTTGAATCCTGTTTCTATTAAAGGAGAAGCATTACCATTTAAGAAATGGGCCAATGACAAAGTTAGAACTGTTATTGGAGCTCCCTTAACTAGCTATATTTCATCAACCATTTGGAATTATGCACCTAACCATAACTTTAAGTGGGAAACAACTCCCATTAAAGTAGGAATGCCCCTTAATGGTGGATCAATGTCTAGAATTTATCAGGAGCATGCCCGCCGGGATTTCCATTTTGCTGGTGATGTTTAAGCTTTTGATTCAACGTTGAGTGTTAAAACACTTGATATTATTAAAAAGGTTCGTAAAAAGGGTTTTGAATTTCATAGAGATTACAAAAATATTTGTGAACTTATTGATAATGCTTATTGGGAAGTTGAAAATGGTGTTCTTGTTCTTACTAGCAGGGGTGCTGCTTATAAGAAAGGTACTGGTTTGAGTACTGGCCATAGTTCAACTTCTATGGATAACTCTTTAGGCTTGGTGTCATTGTACCTTAGAGCTTGGAAAGAGTTGACTGGGCATACTGCACATGAATTTAGACATTTTTGCACTTTATCTTGTTATGGGGATGATAATATTATCTCATGGGACAAAGATGTGCATCCTAATTGGACCTTCCCAAATATTCAAACCACTTTTAAGAAGTGGGGTGTTGATCTTAGAGAGGAAGCTGCTGGTCCATTGGAGAAAATTGAATTTTTATCTAAATTTGGTCGTCGGCCAAATCAACAAGATAGAGATACTTTTGCTAAATATGATTTGCCAACCCCTGCTTGGATTGTTTATCATAATAAGCAGAAGCTCATTGGTAAAATTCAAAGTGATTATGTTGGCTTAAAGAAGGCAATAGTCATTAAGGATCAATTGACTCGTATTAAGAGTTTTATTGATTTAACTGCAGGACATGAAGATGTCTATGAAATGTTGTTAAATGCGGCCCTAAAGAAGGTCAAATTGATTAGAGGCCGTGATAAGAACTTTAAGATTTCCTTGCCAACATATGGGGATGTTTTGAGGAATTGGTATTACAATCAAAAGAATATTAAGGGTTTTGCAGAGGAATCAGACATTCCTGAGGAAGATGTGATGTACACCTATGGTCAGGTTACTGTCATAGATGCTATATCAAATTTCTTCTCTCGTTTTGCCGACTTTGTAAATCCAGATGTTTATAATTCTGGTTTAACAATTTTCTTGCAGAGGCCTTTGAAACCCTTTCTTGAATGGGCACTTTTGTTTACTAGAGAAGCTAATGGTATTTATACTGGCCGTCATTTAGCATCAATTGTGCAAAAGACAGCTTATGATTGGATTACAAATGAGGTTGAGATTCCATTAGGAGATGACTCTAGTTATGCAACTGGACGCTTAATCAAACATTGGATATATATGATTTTCTGCCAATCAAAAGGAGGTTTCTTTTCAAGGTACGTCCTAATGATGGACAAAAAGTTGGCAGATATTAAATATATTTTATTTGGCCATGTTGACTTACAGGTGCGTCGTTTAGATATTCCAATTTGGAACATACTTTTGTGTGCAACGCTTGGTTGGCTTCCGACCATTGGTAACTTACCAGATTACAGAAAAGTTCCATTTTGGGCCAAATTGCAATATGTGTCATTTGGCTGGGTTTTTGACACTTTATTCGGCATGATCACTAATATTATGTTTGCAAGTGTCCCAGCAAATTTTATGGCATCCAATCAAGCTTGCAAATTAGCTTTGGCTGGACAACCATATATTGTTGAAGCTGCCACTGGTTCTGGAAAAACAACTGCAATGATAAATTCATTTTTATCATTACCTGAAGTGGCTTCTTTAAAGCATTTGATTGTAGTTGAACCTAGATCATCCATTGTTTCTGGTGTTGTGCCTTATATGAAATCCAAGTTTGGTATGGATTGCACTGGTGCAACTGAGGGTTTTGTTTATGACCCTAAAGCTAAGGTTATTTATGCAACCCCCATGGAATTGGTTTTGCATGAGGAATGGATCAATGATTCATCTTTCTTCATTTTTGATGAAGCTCATGTTATGGAAACTATTTATCAATTTGCTTTCCTTTTAATTAAGAAAAAGGGTTTGAAATATTTGTTAACATCAGCCACACCTCCACAGGATTTGGGTTTGCCTATTAGTAGGATCTCTGGAGCACAAGTGTGGTCAATTGATCATGTTGATGCAATTGTGGTGATGACAAAAGACCCATCTTATGAATCTTTGACATTATCTTATAAGTCATATCTTGATCATCCCACTTACCAATTTGGTTTTGACATTTATAGAAAATTTGTTTCGCATTATTTGTCCAATGCTAACCCCTTTTCTAAAAGCCTTGTCTTTGTCAATACCAAGAAAGAAGTTATGCTTTTCTTGGATACTTTGAAAGGTCCTTCTGGTGGCATTGTAGGATTTTGGAGTGGACACACTGATTTGCCAGAAAGATGGAGTATTATTGTCACAACTTCTGTCTCTGACATAGGTGTGACTTTGCCATCTGTTGATCATGTTTTCACTACAAACACTGAGCTTGTTGTTCGGGGTTATGATGTGGTGAAACCTGTCATTTATGGTGCTACTCCTGCCCTCCTCAAGCAAAGGAAAGGTAGAACTGGCCGAACAAATAATGGTAGGTTCATTCTTTTTGAGTTGAAGGGATTACCTGAAAAAGATCCTTTTCACCCCATTGAAAATATCCTCAATTTAATTTCATCTGGTGTTAATTTTGATTTAATTATGAAAATAGCGCCAGAATGGCTACAACTAGCTTTCCCAAATTCAGATTTATCTAAATTGGGAAATACTTTTAACAATGTGGAAAAGCAGATCATCACACCAGCTTTGAGATGGCAAGAGGGTGAATCTTCCATTGTTGAAAGTTTAAGATTAAAACTAGAAGGTAGATTGTCCAAGTTTGCTGGTTATATTGATCCTATCAATCTGCAACCAGTTAGAAATGGAGTACGGCCTCAAAGGGG